GAGAGGTAAAGCTAAAGTACCAACTGCTGTGTTATCTTCTGCTGTAGTTTGTGCCTGTAAAGCGCCTTTTCCGATTGCCACATTCTCATCTCCTGTGGTGTTTGCTCCTAAAGCACCATAGCCAAATGCTGTGTTATCTGATGCTGTAGTATTTGCATCTAATGCAGTATGTCCTACAGCCGTGTTCTGACCACCTGTAGTGTTAGCACCTAAAACATTATATCCAACTCCAACAAGGTTTCCCCCTGTAGTGTTAGCGTCTAAACAATAAACACCGATACCAACATTTTCTGATGCTGTGTTTAATTTTAACGCATCTTTACCAACCGCAACATTTTGACCTCCTGTTGTAGTTGATAATAAAGCACTATTACCAACTGCGGTGTTGTTAGAAGCTGTAGTGTTTGCTGATAAAGCACCATATCCAAGACCAGTAAGACTACTTCCTGTTGTACTAGCGTCTAAGGTATCTGCACCTACAGCTACGTTGTATTCTCCTGTGGTGTTTGCTCCTAAAGCAGTAGACCCAACGGCTGTATTGTAAGAAGCTGTTGTGTTTGCTGTTAAGGCTGATTTACCTACTGCTGTGTTATCATCTCCTGAAGTTAAAGCTGCAAAAACATCAACTCCAAATCCTGTATTATTATCAGCAGCATCTATAGTTCCTGTAGCATCATCACCAAGCATTATTGATGAAGTGCCAAATGCTTTATATTTTAGTGCTGAACCATTAATAGTTAGTGCGTCTGTTTCTGTAGTTCCGTCTACATCTAGATCACCATTAAAATCTGCATTACCAGCTAGAGTTAAGGTAGAAGCCATATCAACTGCTCCGTCAATATCTACTACGTCTAGGTTAGATGTGCCGTCTACGTCTAAGTCTCCGTTAAAATCACCGTTACCTGTAAGTGTTAAGTCTCCACCTATTGAAGCATCATCTGTAACTGTTAAATCGTCTTGTACTTTTAAATCTACAGCAGAAACACTAGCTAGTGCATCTACCATAGCACCCCCAGCACCTGCACCATCAGAATATATAATTTTAGTATCGCCAGCAGGTATCGTTATACTTGCACCTGTGCCTTGACTTATAACTAAGTTTTGCGAACCTGTAGTAGCGTTTTCTATAAACCATAGTTTAGATACTGTGTTTGGTCCAATAGTTACAGTACAGGCAGAATCCAATGCACCTGTGTATTTAAGGAACATTGATCTACCGGGATCAGTTGCTCCGTCTGCAATAGTAGTAGTATGGGTATCAGCATTAGTTGTTATAGCTTCTGTGCCATAACTAAACGCTTCTGCAATTAACTCTAAGTTTGTGTTTGTAGTCGTACCCCAAGTTCCTGACGCATCACCTGTGGCCATTTCATTGAGTCTTAGATCATTTACGTATGTGCTTGCCATTTTTTAATTCTCCATTTCGATTATATTACCTTTTTGCTCTATAGTTAAGCAACTTCTTTCCAATTTGGGGTTTGACTATCTGTAACTGCTGTCCAATTTGGATCTTGATTGGGAATAATTGGACCCCAAACTAAAAGTTGGCTTACATGTCCTGTTCCTTCAACACCTGTTACAGAAACATTTGCTTGTGCATCAATTGTTAACGTACCTAACGCAGTAGTTCCTGCTAACCCTGTTATTGAAATAACATTATTAGTAACAAGAGATAAACTACCTAAAGCACTGGTTCCTGCAACACCTGTTGGGTAAACATTTGCGTCGCAAGTTACGGTTTCATCCCCTTGTGCGATAGTAGAAGCCGTACCACTAACGCTAGTAATAGCTACTCCGTTAGCTACAACCGTACCTACAGCACCTGTTCCTGCTTGTCCCGTAAGAGAAACTGAAATAGAAACTCTTGCTGTTACGCTACCTAAAGCAGAAGTTCCTGCTACACCAGTTTCTGAAACATTAGCTGTTCCTGTTGCAGTAAGACTTCCTATTGAACTTGTAGCCGCAACTCCTGTTTCTGTAACATTAGCATCACCACTTACAGTTTCAGATCCTAGAGCTGTAGTTCCTGCTAACCCGGTAACTGAAATATTAGAGATTCCCGTAGCTGTAAGGGAATCAATTGAACCTGTACAAGTAACTCCTGTTTCTGTGATATTAGCATCACAAGTAACAGTTTCTGTGCCTAACGCAGAAGTACCTGCAACACCTGTAAGGTTTACAGTTACATTGACGACCGCAGGCTGACCCCATGGACCAGACCCCCAGGTACTTCGACCCCAACCAGCCATTGGAGTTTTATGCTATTCTAATTACAGCGTTACTTGCATCTGCTGTTGGAAAAGATATTGTAAAACTTCCAGCTGTAGAAGTTTTATCTCCACCAAAATCAAATACTGCCACCGCAGGATCACCTGATGCTGTATCGTTGTAAATCATACAACCTCTAGCAGTAATGGTAGCTGTACCAAAAGTTAAATCAGCAAAATCTGTAAACGCAGTGGTTCCAGAAGTAGTTGGATTAACATTTGTTAGTGCTGCTCCACCCGCAGTATAGTTTGTTCCTGATGCTTCTTGGTTTGTACTATACGCTGTAGTTGCTGCTGTCATAGTTGCAGAACTTGTGTATAAAGCCAACTTAAAAGAGTTCCCTCCCGAAGCTTTAAAATTATGTACTGCTTGCAAAAGTTCACTTTTAAAAGAAGTACACATTGCTTGTGTAATTGCCATTATAGTCTCCTAATAATATTTGCTAGGTCTTTATGACCTTGTTTTTCTAATTGATTACATATTGTACACATGTGGTTTTTTATTGCCTCATTCATATAATACGTAATGACGTTTTTGCACGCTTCTCTAAAAGCGTGTGCTTGTGCCCTAATGGGTGCAGGGGCTTCGTCGCTAATAGAAACTAATCTTTTAGTGGCCATTTCCGCAACTTCTTCTACAGTGTGCCCTCTGTAATCTGTCGTAGTAACTCCAAGGTTACCAACTTTTGTTTCTGAATCAAGTGAAAACATTAATACTCCTTTGGTTCTGGTGGTAAATCATTTCTATCTATCATCTGTGGTTTATTAAGTGTTTTTTCTTTAAACACTTCTGACCATCTACAAGTTTGTATTGTACCTTCTTTTACATACGTAACAACTGGATCCTCTAAACGATGATAACCATACAGTTTTTCTTTTATATCTACGTTAGTTTCTAATAAATTTGAACGAGGAGCTATTGATATTTCTATGTTGTTCTCCATACATTTAGCAAGCCAAAACTCACAACACGCCTTTCCAGACTCAGCATAGTGCATGTTTGTTTTATAAGTAAAATCAACTCCAAATATTGTTAAACAATTTACTTTATTCCATAGTGCAAAAGCTATTGCATAAGCCACTGTGTTATTAAAATAAGAACACCCTAAATCAGTTATTAACGGCGCTAATGGAAATTCTTCTGCGTAAGGAACTCTGTTATCTAGTTCACAAGTATAAATAGGATAATCCACTTCAGGTAAATATTTTCTCATCATTTGAGTCATACTTCCTGCGTCTTCTGTATCAAAAAATCTAGACATAGGATCTAAAATAAAAGCTCGGTCTATTTTTGGAAGAACTCCAATCATTGCATTTATAGCCCATACTTCATCAAATGATACGCTATGAACTTGTGATAAATGATAGTCTATTTGACTTTGACCCATAGCTATTAAAGCTACGTTTTTTCCTTCTAACTCAGCTATAGGCTTGTCTAACATTAAGTGGTAGGTATTCTAACTTGATCGTATCTGTATTGACTGTGTGTTCCAGCTCCTTCCGCAGTATTTTTAAGTCTGGCAAGAGCTTCTTGGAATCGTTGTTCGTATGTAGCTATTTCTGTCGGATCCATTTTTAAGAATATTGAAGCTTCCGCTAAGCAGGCGTATAGCAATGTTGTTGGAGCATTCGTAGATAGCCAAGTTGTTCCACTATCGGCTCCGTCTGTTAATGAAGCTGGCCTGTAAAAATAATGTAGTTCAAACGTGTAATTAGAATCAGGAGTAGGAGCAAGAATAAAAGTATCACTGTCAAACTCTCCATAATACTTTGGCCTTCCTGTTACTGAACCAGAAGTTGCTGGTTTGTAAGACCTCATAAAACTAGTTTGTTTTAAATTAAGAAAATGATACGTATCGTTAACTATTACCGCTAAACTAAAAGGGGCTAAAAAATCAGTTGGCATACCTAAATAAGCTCCTCCCGAAGAAGCTGTCCCGGTTACGTTCTTTTTAAAATTATCTAACCAAACTCCTTTTAAAATTCTTTCTTCACCTTGTTTAATAATAGTAGCAAGCGTATCAACAAAAGTAGTTTCAGAACTATCAACGTAATTCTGTATTGCTGTTTTTAATTGACTGTATGTAAATCCTGTTCCTGCCATTATACTGGTCCTGCTGTTACTGTATCACCACCACCTGTAACATCTCCTGTTGTGGCGGTTCCACTAGATGTAAATTTATATTCATTATCATCTACTACTGTTATTGTATATCCACTTGCGCTCTCAAGTACAGTAGTTGTTATTCCATCAAACGCTTCCGTAGATCTAAATCTAACTGTATCACCAGTAGTTCTGTTATGTTTAAACTCAGTTACAGAAATTATACTGTTCGCACCTGCATCTCCACTCCGAAATGGATTCAATGGTAATAAAGTATTTGCTGGTCCTACAGAAGCTAAAGGTCCTCCGCCCCTTATTCCTGTTGTTCCTGTCCCTGAAGCAGCCGTAAAAGTATAAGTATCGTCATCAACTTTAGTTATTGAATACCCATCAGGATCTTCTAAGGTTGCTGTTGTAAATCCATCAAAATTTTCTGTCCCCCTAAAACGTACTTTATCCCCCGTTGATTTTCCATGGTCGTCTTGAAACACTTTAATGACTGCACTTCCTTGTGTAGTCAAAAAAGGATTATTTGTTAATAGTGCTATAGCAGAAGGTTCTGTACGATCTGGTCTTGGATTTAGCACGGCTTCAGGATCTGTCCCAATTGGTGGTAGATCTAACTGCGGTTGTTTAATATCAAAACACTCAGGACAAGCTTTATAGCCGTCCCATTGTTCTTGTAGTTGTTTAAGTCGATACCGTTGACCACAAGTATCGCATATTCCCCATGTATATTTTCCTGCTGCAAAGGCCATTTAAACGTCCTTAGCTTGTCATTTAATCGCCGCCGCCAAACAATCCAGCAATACCTGTTCTTCCTCCTTGAAAGGGGCTTAAAGCAGCAATTTGTTCATTAACAAGTTGTAGTTCTGCTTCTAATTGTCTTTTCCTTTGTAGTAATGCGTTTAGTTCTGCCGTAGTGTCTACTTCTTCAGAGATTTCAATAGAAGGGATTGAAGGAATACTAGGAAGAGATATGCTTGGGCTACTTGGTAAGTCTTTGCCCATACTAAAATCTTTAACACTACGTTGTGGGGATGCAACAGGTGTCATAGGACCTATTGGCATAGTTATAGGCCTAGGTGCGGGGTTTACTGGCATAGAAGGTAAGTTTGGTGTAGGAAACATTGGTTGTCGTTTACCTGCTAATTTATCAAAAAAACTCATTATTATTCTCCGTTTTATATTAATGTTCTAGGTGGAAGAAAACGAGAACTTACTGAATCAATATCTTCAAAAGCTGCTTTATCAAATTCTTCATCATAAACTTGTTTTAATAATTGTATTCTATCTGGTGCTCTTTTCATAGCCAAATAATAAGCTAGACCTGCTGTCATGCAAGGTAAAAACCTAAACACAGTCTCCATGTTATTAGTATAGTCTCCTGCATCTTGCATTCTAGTCAATGCGTAATAAGAAATTACATCGGTTGAATTTTCAGGAGTAGGATAAACATACACTCTAGGTGTTATGTGCCTTTCTAAAAAGAATTGTGTAGGTCTACTTTTAGTAGTTTTATCTGGTGTATAAAGATAATCAGATCTACTTATTCTTTGTAATTGATAATCTGTGTTATCACGTTGGATAACCGCAGAAGTAATATCAACTATATCGGTTCCAAGATCATAATAATTAGTTCCTTCTGTAACTGTAAAATTACTTTTAGTAATTAACCATTGATTAAGACCTCTATTCGACCATTCAGCAATAAGTAAATTTAACGAACGACGTGCAGTCTCTAAATCGTACCCAGTACGAAGTTCAAGACCGCATCGTTCGTATGCTTCCTCAATAAGTTCGTCTACACTAAGATTAAATGAAGTGGTTTCTGAAGTAGCCATTTCTAGCCACCATACATTTTCTTAGGCTTTTTCTTAACCTTACCGCCGTGCTCGTAACCTAAAACTTCACCGCCACCCATGTAACCTTTGGTGCTTTTGCTCCAATCTTGGCCACTTTGGATAGCTCGTCTTCTATTTGTTAATCCTGGCATTTTATCTCCTAATTATAATATGCAACAAAAAAGTCACAATTAGTTAAAGCCACATAGGCACCTTCTTTAAAATAACACCCCATATTTGGTATGTAATGATCGAAAGCTTCGTTCGCCGCTGAACCAAATTTAAACTGGGCTATTATTCTTGTGCTACTAGCACTCGTACCATCATAAATGATGATAGTTGCGTCGGCAGCACTAGATTGAGCCTGTATAGATTGTATTCTTAGCGAACCTAAATTTGTGGCCGTTCCTGCTCCAGAAGAGCCTATATACCCTTGTAACTGACCTGAACTTGTTAAAGGGACGGATGCTTTTACGTCTGATCCCATGTTAGTCTCCTATTATGCGTCAGCAAATGGTGTTACTAAAGTTCCTGAACCTAAAATGATTCCTTCAACTGCGTATTTCGCAGAAGCCATTGCAGTTACTTTTACGATACTGCCAGCTAGTCCACCTTTAGTTGAACCATTCATAGTGATTACATCATTAGAGGCACCAGATATAAATGTTTTACCTGTAGCGTCAGTTACGCCAGTGTAAAGACCACCTACAAACTTGTCTGTTCCATCCGTCTTAATGTCCATATCAGTAGCTGCTGTTTCTACTACAAAGAAGAAACTTGCACCTATGTTATTGGTTTGGTTTGGATCAGTAGAGTCACTAGGAGTAGTCGCTACGATTGAAGGTAAAGTAAATTTACCGTCTGCATCGTTACAAGTAAGAACTTTACCTGCGTGTGAAGCTACTGTAAGTGAAGTGTCTGCGGTTAAGCTAACAAAAGCTGAAGTACCTGCTGATATAAATCCAGCCAATGATCTGACTGGTCCTGAAAATGTTGATTTAGCCATTTTTTTCTCCTAACTAAATATGTTACACCATCTTGGAGTGAGTCTGCCGAGTCAGTTGGTATAACAAATTATCTCGGTATGAGATTATCGTATCAGAAAAAAATAGGTGTGTATATAAAAGAAAATAAAAGTGCCGGGTTGAGTTAGAAACCCCCGGCAAGGTTCCATTAATCTAGTCGCTTATTACGCTCCAGGGCTACCAAATACCGCACGGGGGTCAGACCAACCGAACGAGTATCTTTCTCTAGCCTTGTACCTAACATTACCAGTGTCAAAATCAGCTTCCATTGAAGTTCTAATTGGTGAACGGTTAAACATTTTAAAGCCGTTCGGGCAATCAGTCTTAATGAAAAAAGCATCGGTGTCAGTTAGATAATGATTAACAGTGTAACCTTCTGGGACCATGCCCATGTTTCTTACAGCATTAATGTCATTATCTGACGTTCCAACTCTGCCTGGAGATTCCAACAATCTGTCAGCTACGAATTGCAACTCTTTAGGAATAATTAACTTAGTTCCTTGAAGAGCCACTTTCAAACCACGCTCATCAGTAAATCCAGCAATATCAATTAATGCTTGTTCCAGTGAAGTTTCACTCAGATCAGCAGACGTTGAAAGTTCGTTACGCAGATTAGGACCACCCACAGTTGGGTGATCTGTCGCGCAAAGTTCTTTCCCGTCACCGCCTGGGTAACTTGAACTGAAAGCATTATTTAATACAGCAGCAGATTTTACTTGTTTCGTATTCGACATACTTCTTGCAAGCGCTCTTGTGTACCTAGCCGACAATCTGTCGTATAGGTTATCTTCGACCGCTTCTTCAGTGATGCTGAATGCTAAAGCTATGGTTTCGTGGGTGTAACGTGATGTGAAAGCTTCTTGAGCTTGGTCAAACGCTACGCCTGCTCCTTCTGACTTAACTGGTGCTTGGTCAAAACCTGTAAGCATTACTTCTTCCTCGAAGGCACGATCAGAACTTTCAACGTCATAAATTTCTTCATGTTCGTTGTCATATCTGTCGTACTCAAGTCCGAACAATGCGTTCAAGCCTGGAAGTAATTCTTTGACTAATTGTGCTCTACTAATTGCCATTTAAGTTACTCCTTATGTACCAGCCACTGGACCTCTATAAGCGTGCTCATTAATCAAAACGACTAAGTTAGCATTATCCGCTGTAAGGTCCCCGTTAGTGTCATCTTGGACTACGCCCACAATCTTTAGTTGAAGTGCTTGTGTAGTTGCTATTGTGCTAGAGTCGAGTTCGCGAGTAGCAACGCCAGTTGTTGTACTACCACCAATACCGTCAGTGTCAGCATTTCTGCCAATACATGTTACGGCTGAAGCACCATCCGCTTGAACAACAAACAATTGGTTAGGGTCGTCATAGATATAAGCTTCTATAGCTCCGCTACCAAGTGCCGTTGTAGATGCTGGATAGTAATTCTTAAAGGTAGGAGTTCCGTCAGTAGCAACGTAATATACATGTGATAAAACACCAACGTTATTAGCAGAACCAGCTGCTGATCTATTGATGTATCCACCTGAAAATATACAAAGATCACCTTGGAATATGGAAGTACCATATCCACTAGGATCAATATTGTATTTATTTGCTTGCTGAACGGCTGAACCGACATTGAGTCCCTTATAAGGGGCTAAGCCAAAGGCTTTGTCTACATTTGCCATTTCTTTTCTCTATTTCCAAGAATTAATATAAAGAACTCTTAGTTACTTGAACCTTGAGTTCCGCCAATTGTTACGCGAGACTGTCTGTCTGGTCTGTTTATGGACATGCTAGGGTGTTGACCATCTTTCATCATATCGTTATCTACAGCATCCATCTGACTTTGCGTTTTTTTCGCAAAATAGTCAGCTCTCTCCTGTACAGTTTCGAGAGGAATCCTACATAGGATCAATCCACCAACGCCTATTACTCCTTCAAACTTACCTTCATCAACAGTGGGAGAATCGAAGTTTGGGTATTCATCTGCTCTCACAGGCTCCCAACCTTCACGAAGTCTAGCCATGACGTTTTTTGAATCATCTTGGCCTCTGATTTCCATTCTTACCCAACGATGAATGTAACCTTCTGGGGGATTAGGTGCATCCAAAGCAGACGGGGGTGCCCAAGGTTTTCTCACTTCTTGTTTGTCGCGAGTTTGGGCTTCGCGTGGTTGACGATTTTCGTCACTTTTTTTATTTTTATCAGTCATTTTTACATTGCTCCACGTTATTCAACGTATTTCGCGTACTCTTCTAAAGGCACACCCAATTTATTTGCTATTGCAACTTGTGAGGGTGTGAGTCTCACAGTTTTGCGCCCCGGCTTAGCACTTCGCTTTGCTGGTGCCACCGCTTGGGCGGGACGGTTCGCTTGTGGTTGTTCCTCAAATTTATGAGGAAATTCCGTACGAATCCTTTTATTTATCTCATCATAATACTCATTGCTCGTTGGGTCAAACCCTTCGTTAAGTAAATCTTGATGAAAAACAAAAGAAGTCATTGTCATAGCCCTATCAGTTCCGAACCAAGAATTTTCTTCAGCCCACTCTTGGGCTTTAGGATCTGGCTCTGAATATTGTTGAGGTTGCGCAGTAACTTCCTTTGGTAAATCCTGTGGTGTATGAATTTGTTCTGTCTTTGCAGAACGCTCTTGGTTTAAAGCTTGTACACGTTGAGCCTCAACCGCAAGAGCTGCTAATTTTTGTTGTGCGTTAGTTTGTGCATCGATGTCTGATTCTTCGTTTGCTTTTTTTAATATATTCTTTGTTGCTTCGGTTTCAGCAGTAATTCTATTTGCTTCTGCAATAATATAATTACCATCTATATTTTGTTTTTGCTCTTGTAAGGTTTTATTTTCGGTTTGTACATTCTTTGCGTATTCGGTTGCTGCTTTCTCTCTTCGTTCTGATTCCCTTAGTTTAGCAGTAAGCTTGTCGATACGTTTCTTTACATTTTTACTGTATTCTTCGTGTTCGTCAGCTTCTGCAACTGCGGGTTCGGGTTCAGATTCAGGTTCAGGTATTACTTCCGCAGCACCTTCATCACCTAATACAGGTTTAACAGGTTGCTGGGGATCAATAGGTAAAGCTGGATCTTCGTCTATATCAACGTCTACTTCTGGACCAGTATCATCTAAAGGTACTGATTCGTCAGCAGCATTCATATTTAATTTATGCTTTGGCATGGTCATTCTCCATGGTTAAAATTGATGCAGAATTGCTTCTGGGTCTGGAACTGTTGCAATGATTTCATCATCATTCAACAACTTTATTTCTCCGCCTTCTATGTGAATCCTAGATCCTGCGTATCTTCCTATCAATACCCAGTCTCCCGGTTTACACCAAGGTCCGGTAGAAAATCTTTCTCCGTCGTACGCTTGTGGTCCGACTTTTAATACATAGCCAAGTAAGGTACTTACTTGTTGTCTCTCAACAGTTTCATTTGTAAGTACAATTCCTCCGTCTGTTTTTCCTTGGCCTTTGTACGGTAGGATCATTATCCTCCACCCTGTAGGTGAAGGTAATTGATCCAAGAGTTCTGAATTCAACATATCAGGATCTAACGTCGTAGCGTCGTCTTTTTTCTTTCCTGATTTATATACTTTTTCTAAAGCTGCTTTATCTTCTTCAGCTTCTTTCCATTTTTCTTCCATGGCTAAATTGCTTGGATTAGGCATCGTGCATCTCCTGATTTTTCATTAATTGTCGAATGTCTTCGCGAACGTGATTTAGCGCCTCGATGTGCCCAGTAAGATTCCTATAATGCTCCCAATCTTTTACTTCTCCATTGGTCATCATTTCTTGGATTTGCTGTTCTTTTTTATCTATGGCGCGCAGTACAGCGGTCGCGAAGTGTAGTGTGTCTATGTCATTGTCCTCGGTGCTTGATAAGGTGCAGGGACGGGTATAGATGTTATACCGCCCATGTTAGGTACTCCAGCAGCGCCATACGGATTGTTTTGGTACTGCCCACTTTGGTAAGGGTTATAGCCTACGGCTGGTTGCCCTATCATATAATTCTGTGCCATTTCGGCTGTTTGTTCTTGTCTTTGTTGCTGCTGTTGTTGTTGCTGTTGTTCAACAGCTGCTGTTTGTTCCAATTGCATTTGTGCAATAAGATCATTTAGCTGAGTCATAAAATCTGGTTGTGCGGGGGTTTCTGTGCCTGTATCGGTTCCTGTATTAGGTTGAGATGCTGCTTGTTCTTTTAAAAATTTTTCATACATCTTACCGACAGTACCAGAACCGAACTCGGTGCCGTCACTAGCTGTGTACATGTCCATTGTTCCTATACCACCTCTATTCACAAAATCTTTATACATTTGTGAATTAAGGAAAGCTTCTAAGTTAGGGTTGTTTCCTCCTGTTGGTCGTTCTGTTCTATTGTCTTGAAGTATAGTATCGTCCGTGGTCGGTTGACCGTTGCCCACGGCTGCTTCGACAGCAGCGGTTACAGGATCTACTGTGTCCACACTCACTTGAGGCTCCATTCCCATTAATTTTGCTATGTCTGCATTTACAGTTTCTTGAGAGGGAGGAGCCATAGCACCTGCAAGTGCTCTTTCAATTTCTCTGTCTATATCTGTGTCCATATCAGAGATGCCTGACTGTGCAATGGGTGACACAGGATCAGGCATCAAAATCGTTTGCATTTCTACAGGTAAATTATTAATTGCGCTTTGCACAACGTCTGCGGGTGCGGAAACTGTATAAGGAGGAATATTACCCTTTTTCTCTGCGTTTTTAGCCAGCATTTTAAGATGTCTGTCGTTAAGAGTTTCGGTAGGCATAAATTCTATTCCACCTGCTTCATCTCGCTTTTGCTTTAATAATTCAAAAACTTGTGAATAATCATAATTATTGTTAGAAGTTGCAACCTTTAATTCGGGAATTGTAGGCAATCTGCTGGTGGGTTCGAGAAACCGAGGATCAATTAACGGAAATTTTCCTCTATCTCTTCTATTAAATTCAGTCATTAGTCTTTACTCCCCGACTTTTTCTCTTGTCTAATTCTTTCTCTTTCGGCTCCAACTTTCATAGCTGCTATATCTTCTTGTGATTTTAACTTCTCTTCTTCCGATTGATCTTTCTGTTTAAGCTTAGCTTTATCAAGTTCAATCTTCTTCTCTGCGATCATCTTATCATCTTCATTTTCTTTTGCACGTATTTGTAGCTCTTGTTGTTTCAGAGCGACAACACCGTCATCAGGAGGAGTCATGATTTTTTCTAGTCTAGGTAGAATTTTTTCAATTATTTCTAGTTCAAGTTGTGCCTTCAAAGCCTCTTTAGCTGGGTTAGGTGGAGGGGGTTGCATCATACCTCCTTGTTGCATTTGTGGTATTTGTTGCATAGGTGGTTGTTGTTCAGGCATTTGTAAATCAGCTTGATTTTGTGCTTCTAATGATACGTGCTCAAAAATATGCGACACAAGAATAGGAAGCGTAGCTGGGTTGCTCAGACCTATGCCAGTTTCTAAAAAGGATAAATGCACTTCTATATGTATTTGATGTGCTTGGTCAGGGAAAGCCACAAGAGGCATTCCCATTAGGGCAGCACTATTCTCACTTGCTGGATCCATTGGGGCGGGAGGTGGAGGATCCGGGGCGAATAGTGCTTCAATATTTTCAGTCCCTAGTGCTTGATACATTCTTCTGTAGGATTCTTTAATGTTATGAATCTCAGGATTACTTTGTACCAATTGTAATTCTTGTTGCGCCAACGTAATTCTCTGACTCATAGAGAAGAAGTTAGGATCACTGACAGGGATAACATCTACTCTGTTGTCAAAGTCAGTTTGTTTAATAGCTTGGTCCCCTCCAATTACTTGGTATGGATAGACGGGGGGTAGGTACTCTGCAAAAAGTCTAGCTAATATTTTGAATTCTGTTTTTTGTGCGTAATGTAATCTTTTGTGAACGGCGGACATAACTCTTGTGCCTTGCTCAAGTAATGCCATGGTTGTTCCAACTGGTAATTCTTG